GACAATGCTTTACGTGCTTTACAAACAGTTGTTGATGCCGCTGAGTACCATTTCGGCAAAGGGCTTTGGGTTTCAACGCATCGTAAGAAGAGCCGTGAAGGGTATACGACGTGTCCTGAGAAGTGGTTAGGTGATTGGGTTGAGAATGGTATGGGTGTCGTTGAGGCTCCTGAGTCTGTTGATTGGGCTGCTATCATTCAGTTCTTTAAAGATTTACACGAGCAGGTGAAGAAGACTCCTTTGTCTCGTCCTTCTCGTAGTCGTGGTTTGCCTGTGCGTTTAGTGCAGGGAAAGTTAGCGGAGCGTGGTTTCGATGCTGGTCCTGTTGATGGGATTTATGGTAAGAAAACTGGTGACGCTGTTAGAGAGTTTCAGAAGACACAAGGTTTTTTGAAGGTTACAGGTGTGGTGAATGGTGAAACATTTGGTTGCCTGTTTATACAATAAGGAAAAATATTATGCCAAAAGGTGAAGGATACGGAACGTTTGAAGAAACGTTCGGTTCACAAGATGAGCAGCCTTATAACTCTACTTCTTCATTCAACATGTGGGATATGAGTCAGAAGGCTAAGAAAGCCGCAGCGTTTCTGCGGGGAACTAATTTGGGTAACGCCGCACATGGTGGTCGCCCTTTCGGAAGGTAGGTTATGATGCCACATCAATTGGATGGTAAAACAATGAAGGTACCTAAGGCCTCTAAGGTTTTAGTGGACACTGCTTCTCAGGGTGGGAACCAAGGTTCTCTTACTGGGGATGCCATGTTACGTATGGCTAATGGTATGCGCGCTAAGTTTGACGAGAACGACTAATGGGTCGTAAGAAGCCTCGTCCAAGATATTAATCTAATAAAGGAAAAAATTTGAAGAACATATTTGATGTACTGGAACGTGCTGGGTGGACTTTCGCTCAAGCGTTTCTTGGTGTTTTCGTTGTTGCCGACTTGTCGTCGGCTAAGGGTGCGGGTGTTGCTGGTTTAGCGGCGGCTGTGTCTGTTCTTAAAACTATCGTTAAAGATAAAGTAGCGAAATAGTATGGAAGCCGACCTTGAGGCTAAGTGGGATGAGTTCATGGAGGTTGAAGGGTTCGCTCTTCAGAAAGATATTTATGATCACCTTCAGGACACAGCCCATTTGTTTGATCTCAGGGATGGCATTCATGCTAAGTGGTCACCAGATGGCGTTCTAGGGATACTCCTGATCTTCCATGAGGAAGAGGCTGAACTGTTACTTGCCGCTTTTCAAGCGGCTTTAGATGGTGTTGATGAAGCAGGTGAAGCGTTCGCTGTTTGGACTACTTCTTTGATGGGGTTGTTGAGAGAGTCTATGGCTCCCAATTGGGAAGAGTAATTACCTTTTAAGCCAGTCTCTGATGTGTTCGGAGTCTATTAGTTTAGTCATTAGTTCACGTCTTATTTTGTCGCGTCTACGCGCTAGTGACGTTTTGGGTATGCCTAGTATGCGTCCTGCTTCTCGTAATGATAAACGTTCCACTACTAGGGCGTTGAATATCCATCTGTCTTCGGCGGATAGATCGTCTATGACTTCTCCTAAGAGTTCTTTTATGGAAGCAGTTGTTTCTAATGGGATTAGTATCGGGTCTTGAAATGGTGCTAGTTCCATTAATGATTCCACATTTGATGTAGGACGTATGTGGTATAAGATTTTGTCTTTCCGTGTGGTGGAAAGTTGCCCTACCCAATCGTTATTGGGTGTTTCTTTCTTCTTGCCCATCAGCCTTCCAAGTTGTTACACAATGTAAATGGTTGGCTGCTATAACTCTGGTGTTCTCTGGGTCGTAACCTGATGGTCCTCCCAGTTCCCATCCTTCGTCGTGGTCTATCCATCCTAACATTTCGACTGTGCGAAATTCGTCGGGTACTGGTCTGACTACGAACAGGACAAGTCCTTTTCCTAGTTGCCTGCGGCGTACTGCCGCGTTGTTAGATGTTCTAACTCTTCTTACTTCTATGTTGTAACCTACGTCTGCACGATTTTTGTTTTCTACGTGTCGGTTACCTGCCCATACGTGACCACCCCAGTATTGGTTGGTCACTCGTGCTACTGCTAGTTCTCCTATTGCAGCAGCAACTTGTGCGGATCTGTCATCTTCCATGTATTCGCGCTTATAATGGGCAGCATCTTGTTTTTCCCAATTTTCCGTAAAGCGTCTGATACCTACATGAGATGCCCATTCATATTCCCACTTTTCTAATTCAATTAGTATCAAGACGATCTACTTTCACTGCGTTTATTCGTACTACTTGGTTGTCATCATCCCATGCTACTCCATTGAGTGCGTCTAATGTGAGTTTAACATAATTGTCTAGGTCACCTCTTAATGTTTTCGCTGAGTGGGGTGATGTGCTTACGTGAATGATTGTCTCATCTGGTGTGTACATTAATGTTACTTCTACTGGTTCAGAGAATTTTTGTTCAACTTGTTCTGTCCATGCTTTAGCCACGTAGTCTTCTTCGTCGAGTGTGCTTTTAGGAGTGAAGACTTTTCCTCCTTTGGTGTGCCTTGGTCGTGCTTTAACTTTTGGTCTGCGTTCTACTATGGCTATGAATGATTCCATTATCTTACTTTTTTACAAGCGTTCCTTACTGTTTCTGCGAGGCGTTTGTCACCGTCTGGTCTGCTATTATATTTCCCTCCCCAGTCCATGTCTGCTTCTTTCAATTCTTTGTAGATAATGTCTTCGGCGTATCCTTGTTTAGCCATCGCGCAGGCGAGGGCGAATAGTGTGCCTGATCTGTCTCCTTCTGGTTTCTCTGGTTCTGGTCGTGGACCACCACGCCGTATCACACCCGACAGACCGTCCAGTTCCCCTGTGTAGGGGGTCTTCCTATAGGTGTACGCTGGGAGAGCCTCAGGAGGGCTGTATAAGGCTCTGACAGGCTCCCACGCAGCAGGTGTTACTCGTGTTGGTATTGCTTCTGCGAGGAATGTTCTGAGAGGAACCATAGAGAATGAATAATCAGTGTTATCCATCTCGTTGTAACCACCCTGTTTACGTGTATGTGCATAAGGTAAACGCACCCCGTTACCCCAACCTCTGTCAGTTATCTCAGTTTGTTTAGGGTTAACTTCTTTAGTGGGTGCCTCTACTATTTCACAGGCAGCCATCAATCCTACTCTGACATCTACAGCAAGCATTAGTTCTGTGAAGAACACCCATACGTGGAATCCTTTTGAACGTGACCGTTCAACCCAAGAAGTTACTCCTAGTTGTTTGAGAACTTCTCTCAAGTTCTTAGCGTGAATGTACGACTCTGCCATTCCTTCGTCGAAGTCGACACATCCCCACCAGACTTTGATTCCATCTGGATGTGCGACCAGTGGGTACACACCGATGGCAGGAGAGTCCTTCAGGTGATCTTCGACCACGTTCAGGAAGTCTTTGCCGTCCGCTGGTATGTACCCACCGTCCGCTGTTTGCCAAGGACGAAAATCCCCGTCATCTTTTGCCACACGCCCGCCACGAAACAGTAAAGCAAAGTCTCGTACCTGCTCGAATGTTATCTCATAAGGGTTACTGGTTTCCATCTGGAATCAGTTCCTCCCAATAAGGATGAACGTGACCGCACTCAGGATCTAAATAGTATGTTTGATCTAGGAGTCTGGCTGTTCTCTTATTCTTACAGATATTCATGTTGATACTGTTTGCGTGATATCTGGTTTCCCAGTCTGAAAGATCTGTTTGATCTTTCTTTCTGTAAACTTCCATCACAAATATGGCTTCTTGTTCGCCGCCATATCTACCAGCGTGGATACCAGCGGCTTTGCCTCGTTCTCCAGCAGTACGACCTGCTTGGTGAACAAGACCTACTGGTACTCGTTCTGTTTTAGCCCAACGTTTCAACGCTTGCGCTTTGGATGTTACTCCTGTTGCGTCTGCGTCACCGCCGACCATCAGTTCAAGATAATCGATCATACAGAAGGAAGGGTTTGCACCCCACCATTCTCTCGCTTCATCCATCGCTGCTGACATGCCTTCTAATGACATTGATTCATCTATGATTGCGACACGAGACAGTTCCCGTTCGGAGGCTAAACCTAACGCATCTAATACGTTGCTGTCTCCTGCTTTGATTGCTTCCTCCACATCTGTGGAAGAACGCCCTTGCAATAAGCAAAACAGTTTCATCGCTACCAATTCCCTTGGCTCATCCATTGAGAATATCACAACGTGAGCATTAGGATCATTGACTAGATTTGTGACTATTGAATTGAGCAGGATCTGTGACTTCCCTGTATGGGAACGACCTACAACCAATAGCACTTCCCCTTTACCAACACCTCGTGTTGCCAAATCTATTTCAGGGAACCCTAGGTACCACCGTTCTGCTGGGTTGCGGATGAAACCTATCAGGTTCTCCACTACCTTAGAGGTGGTAGCCCATCTACTTGGTTGCTTGTCGCTGTCCGCCTCGCCGCCCTGAGCGACAGCGAGGCGTTCAGCCACTTCATCCTGCGTATGCAGGGTAGCCATATTAGGAACGAATCTCCGTACCTATGGCGCTCAATTCATTGGAGTCTTTACCAGTGAATGGGCATACAAACCAATCAGGGACAAGAGACTTGCCGTCCTTCTTGGTAAGCCAGATACCTTTACCATCAGCCTTACGCTTGTAGTCAGGTCCAGCCTTGTTGAAATTAGAATCTGGATCTAATTTCTTCTGCCAGTTTGGATCCCACCAGTTGGACTTATTGTCCATCAAGTCTCTCCAAATGTCTTCCAAGGTTCCTCCAGTGCCTTTCGGACTGTAGGAATTATTGCTGGTCGGAGCGCTCGCCACGGGAGCACTTTTGGTAGCAGAAGGGAACTCCTTCTGTATCATACGCACCCCCTGTTCGGATAGTTCATATCCGACACCGAGTGCCTCATAGTTGGCTATCTCCAAAGTCTCACCCCATTGGGCTATCTCTTTGGCTACTGCCTCTTTGTCGTCAGAGTCCACCGCTATCGTTATTGAACACGATGCCTCTGCTGGTTCATAGTTACCCGTTTGGATAACTTGTCTACGGAACACCGTTATGGTGTTCTCTGTTTTTTCTGCCATGGGTCTACCTCCCTTTCTATAGTTGGTTCCATGGGTCTGGTCCCGCAAACCTTCCCCGACAGGTTGACCACGCTCCGCACCACTTAGGAGCGCAATGCCAACCAACCATGTTTAATGGCCAGACGGGAAGGTCTGCGGATATGAGTGTTCCAGCGGAGCGAGCAAGCGCAACCAAAGATGCCCACCCCGCTGGTCCTACGTTCACTGTAGTCCGATGCACCTTGCCTTTGACAAGGTGTACGAACTCAAAATCTAAAGGCTCTGACAGGTTGTTGTCCGACATAGCGGACACAGCCCAAGTGTATGCGGCTGCCTGCACTGACCATCGTTTCTTCTCCCATTCGTCTGATGGTTTACGACTGGGGTTCTTCCAGTCAACTATTGGACGTGGAAATTCTTGCACACAATCGATGGTTCCTTGTAACCAGATTTCTGGTTTGTGATCAACCACGAGTGGTAGTTCAAAGTGTTGCTCAACTGCTATTGGTTTGATATCTTCTCTGACTTCATCCCACCATGCTGCTGTGTTAAGTTCTACTATCTTCGCACACTCTTCTATCTTGTGGTTCCATCTAACTATTTCTTGTTCTTTTCTAGTTAACTCTTCTAACGATGCTTCTATGCTGTCCGTTTTCGACAACGGACTGCCTGTTTGCATCTGTTCTGTGAGGCATTGTTCGATGCCGTAGTGGACTGCGGTGCCTATCGCAGTGTTGGTGGACTCGGTGGATTCGGCGATGCCGAGCATGTCCTGTCTGGCTCGCTCTGGACACATCGCTAGGGTGCCGAGCCAAGATTGTCGGAGGATGATTCGATCTTCGGGCGGTTGCATTTTCAAATCCTACCACATGTATACATGGCATGGCGGGATACCCCTAGAGGGTATCCCGCATAGCATGAAAGTGACACAAGCCGAGGCATTAGCCATCGCCTTTGATAATTGTCAGGTCTGGTTTATCATCAGGTTCGGGTTCATCTGTTACGATTTCTCCTCCTAATGATTCAAATATCCATCCAATATGTTGCATAAACTCGGTGTCTCTAGTCACCTTGTCGTGCATCATGTCTCCTACTGTTTTAAGTAGGTGTTGCAATACGGATACTATCCCTGTTATAGCATCAGCGACAGACCCTGCTTCTTTACCGTCAGGGTATACTGCTGATTCCAGTTCATTTAATCTATCTTCGATAGACTGTTCTTTCTTAGTTGCCATGTTATGTTCCTTCCATTTGTCGTATGGCTTTCATTTCTTTTAAAGTGTAGGTGTCATATGGGTCAACATTATTGTTGGAACGCTTGCGTCGTATGACAGCCTGCTTCCGTTCATACTCTAGGTTCGCTGTTGAACAAATATCACATCTACAGCGGTGCCTTTTATATGCTGATAACCCATGTTTAAAACTATTCATCTTTAGATGTCCAGTCTTCTTTTAACCTATTAATATAATGTAATGCTTCTTCTTTATCGTTAAACAGTTCTCTGATCCTACCGTCTTGGAATACAATCCAGCGTGTCATTGAAAGTCCCGCACCCATCGGAATGGGTTTGCATTTTAGTTGCAAGTCAGTTCTCATCCTGTCTCCTAAGGGAGTAGTGCGAGGACGAGAAGGAGGGTAACCCGTCCCCGCACCACCGATTATGAGGCTTGGATAGCAAGGTCATTGCCAAGCGAGCGAACTTGTATTTCCACTCCGTGTCTACGAGCGGCTGCATAAATATTTGCTTTCATGCTCTTAGGTGGACAATCAAAATCTTTGTCCCCTTCCAGTAGTCGAACCTTACCATCGAACCACATGCCCCATGGGTAACGTTCTTCCCTGCCACTTCGTTTAACGGATGGCATTTCATTTAATATTTTCAATTAATTCTCCTTTTCGGTTTTCATATATACTAACATCATCTATCGAACCTGCAATCCTTTCATTGAATGATTCAATAGCCTCATCTATTGTGTGGCAATAGTTTCCCCACACACAGTCCCATTCCTCTCCGTCATCAGAAAACATACTCCAACAAACATATGAGTGTATTCCTGCCATGGGTCTAGCGACAAGAACGCCACAAAAAGGACGCTCTCCTTCGTCACCATTTCTTACCAGCCACACTATCGGAGTGGCTCCGTTATTTAATTTAATCATTGTTAGTCCTCCCAACATGATCTACTTGGATACCAATGTGAGGCGTTTCCCCACTTTGGATGTGGTTGTTTGTAGTACAGCCAAGCAGCGACACCAACATTGGCTCGTGGTTCAACAGCCAACCAACCGCTGAACCCTGCTTTGTAACTTCTCTCTTCCCACCATTTCGGCAGGTGCTGGAACCATCCTGTGGCTCCGCTCTTAGGATTAATAGCCTCTGACCACTTATCATCTGGTTTAGCAGACGACTCGCAGAAAGCGATTCGTAACATCAAAGGCACATCTTCAGGTTCAAAGTAATGCTCCACCAGTTCACGCAACGAAGGAAGATGAGCAATGTACTCATGTTCTGGTACGTCACACGAACCGTATGCAGGACACTCCTCTATAGGTTTAGAGGCAACGTGTTTAGCGTAGTCGGTTTCCTCCCACGCTATCGTTGTTGAAGTAGGCACTGTGATAACAGGCACTTGAACTCGGCTAGTGGAAGTGACAGGGAGACACGCCCCTGCCACTCCCAAAGCACCGACCAATAATATTTTTGCAATCATTGAGCCAGTATCAATTCCATTGCTTTGTTAGCCAAAGGTGTTTTACCTTCAAGAGCCTTCTGCAATGACTTAGCCTTATCACGTTTACGCCCAGCGTTAACAGTGTGCTGCTCGGCACCTTGAATAGCGTTCCAAGCAAGCCAACCATTACCTTCACCCCACTGTTCCTTCTCATTAAACCAACGTCGCCTCATTGAACCACGAGCCTCGTTAGCAGAGTTCTGTTTGCGGGTAGACATGTCATCTTCGACAGGGACCAACTGGGTGACTAATTCAAAGAACTCTGAATCAATCATAGGTTGCTCCTTCAACATGAGAGCCTTACCTTGCCAAGCAAGCGCCTGTTCAGCAGCCTGCTTCACAATGGTGGCTTTCATCTCGAAGATTTCATCGTGGTTCTTCGTGTGCCTAACCTTCAATAGTGCTTTACCCACTAATTGGTTTTGGCAGAAGAACCTGCGTTGCATGTCGTACACACTGGTTGACCAAGAACCATCCAAGGAACTGATCCACACTAGATGGGATTGGATTCTATCTCCACCACCTAAATCTATGGAGTCCGAGAGTTCTTGCGTAACCGCAACTCTCTCACCTGCCCCCCAGAGTGTACAGGACGTAGTTGATAGAGGGAACATCATGTCTGCCATGTCAGCAAGCATCTGATATCCATCAACCTCAGGGTATTTACCAGAGTGCAACCCGACTACCTGTCCAGTGTCCTCACGGACAACGAACTTGTATAAAGGTTCACCCTTGTAAGTGCCGCTCTCAATCACAGGAATGTGAGCGTCTTCTCTTCGCAGACAGTAATGTTCTGCTGCTGGATAATGCACAGGGAACAAAGCCCCAGCATCACCCATAGTTTCACGAGCATATTGCGGCTCGCTGTTTTCTATAACTGTCATACAGTCTCCTTTTCTGCTGACCATTTAGCAAGAGCAGAAGCAATGGCTTGTGCTTGTGAACCACGACCAATTTTATCGTCGTAATCCCTACCACGAGCCAGTCCACACTGACCTGCTACCCAATAATGAAAGTCCAGAGCGTAAATGCCCGTGACCTTCTCTTGTGGAACACCATTCTTAAAA